TACAGTAACGACTTCTTGGACATGATCAACAAAAGCACACCTTATTACATCGATAATAATAGTGATGCATGGAAATGGCAAGTAGCAGTTCCTTACAAATTCCCAAAAATCATTGACATCCCTGCAACTACACAAGAACTTATCTTGTCTGGTAAAACAGGTATTGATGGACAAGAATTTTCTTTAGTATTAGATACTAATGAGTTTTCTAAAAACGCAATCATCTCTGTAGGTACTCGTCAGTATGGTCCAAGATTCTATGTAATCAAAGATCCACAACCATGGAACATGGGTTATCTTTATTCATTTACATTAGTAACTGACAATCCAACTATTGATTTTGTTAATCCTACTTTCTTACAGTATGGTGTTGAGCTAGAATTAGTTGATGCTGCTATTGGTGAGTTTGATCAAGACTTATTAGGTCTTCCAAGATTAGGTGAGCAAATCACAATGTTTGAATCTTTAGGTTCTGCATATGGATATGAGCACAAAATCACTGAATGGGCTGATGATAAAATGATGAGAGATTCTTCTGGTAAACCATTAGACATCTTAGTGTATGCTCCACAAAGACGTAACCAATTACCTTTAACTCGTAATGATGTTAAATGGGAACCGTTCATTGAATTCTGGATGCGTAAATCTATGATTGAATTAAAAGTTAAACGTATGATCTGGGCTAAACCAGGTACAGTTAAAACTAATGGTTCTAAACAAGAATTGAAACGTACATCTGCAGGTGTTTACCACAGAATGCGTAACAATGGAAACTTGGTACAATATAACAGAGGTGAATTCTCTGCTAACTTAATCCGTTCTGTATTTGGAGATTTATTCTACAGAAGAGTGGATGTGAAAGATAGACGTGTTAAGATGTATACTAATGAAGCTGGATTCGATGTATTCCAACAAGCTTTGAAAACAGATGCATTAAACTCAGGTCTTACTTTCATGGCTGATTCTGGAAACAGATATATGCAAGGTGAAGGACAACATATCACTTACAACTTTGCATTTGATGCAATGGTAACTCGTGAGACTGGTCGTGTTGAACTTATTCACTTAAAAGAATTAGATTTACCACAATCTAACTTAGAGTTTGGACAAAACAAAAAATCTACTCCAGTATTTATGGTGTTTGATGTTTCTCCAATGTCTGATGGTTCAATGGTAAACAACATCCGTGAGGTACGTATGAAGGGTGCACCTTCTATGACTTGGGGTTATATTGATGGTACTCGTCACCACTTAGGTTTTGCTAAATCTCAAGGTATGAGTTCTGCTAATAAATTCCCTGGATACGAAATCTGGATGAAAGACAGATGTGATGTCTTTATTGAAGATCTTTCTAGAACTGTGTTGATCGAGGAAATCCCACAATTCTAATAATAAGAATTCCGAGAAGAATCCCCTCACCTCCTCTCCCTCCCAGAGGGGATGATTCTCAAACAGAGTGATGAAACAGAAATGTTTGCATTATCCATTCAATTGGAACACTCTACAAATTAAAACCAAAACATTAATTAAACTACATTATGGGTAAGAAAGAAACTGTACTCAAACTTAGAAGTGAAGGCAAAAAATATAGAGAAATTGCTGAACTTCTAAATTGTAATTTAGCTTCTGTTTATTATTATTTAAAACATGATAAAAATTTAGAGCATTTTAAGTCTAAAAGAAAAGATCAAGGATACAAAAATGCAAGAATTAATTATGTTAATAAAAGTAAAACTAGAAACAGACAGATAGTATTGGATCACTTTGAAACACATCCTTGTGTAGATTGTGGTAATACAGATGTAAGAGTTTTAGAATTTGATCATGTTAGAGGAACCAAAATAGATTGTGTTTCTGTAGGTGTAAAAGATTCTTGGTCTGTTGAAAAATTAGTAGAAGAAATAAATAAGTGTGAAGTTCGATGTGCAAATTGTCATAAAATAATGACAGACACTAGAAGAAAACATAAAATAATAAACCAATAACAACTAAATATTAAATTACAATGGGTAAGACAGGCAAAATCTCTACGATTAAACGTGAGTATAACAGTTCGCAATTGCAAACTATGGACAGTGGATTAGCACAAAAAGGAATGACAAGAATCCCTGGAACAGGAGTATTTAAGTATCCTTACAAAGAATTAGATGGTAAATACAGAACAGGATTAGATCCAGATGCTGCATATATCAGAAGAATTGGTGATCCAGTTGAACGAGAATTAGAAGCTGAAAGAGTTAAGAATCTTAGAGCAAGACTTGAAAGTGAATTAGGTGATATTGATTTAGGACCTAGATCAAACTTCTGGAACTACGGACTTTCTACTTCTACAGATGATCCAACACACGTACAATCTGTTAAGTTATTAGATGGTGATAACTATTTTGATTTATCAGTTCCTTTTCAAGAGATAGCTTTTTCATGGTTAAGAGTACATCCAACAATTGCATCTTCATACCAAGCTTGGGAAAGAGGTGAGTATCCAGCAGAGACACAGTTCTATGTTGTAGATGATGAAATTGAAAATGCTATAATCTACAAGAAAAAACAATTGATTAATAAAGCTATTGTTAAGTTTGATTCAATGACTCCTGAGAAGAAGAAAAAAGTTGCTAGACTATTAGGTCTTCCAGTAACAGAAGATACGAAAGAAGAAGTTGTTTATAATCAAGTAGATAACACTTTAAAACAAACAGAATTCAAAAATGGTAAATATTCAGGATTGAATCCAGTTGAAGTGTTCAATAGATTTGCTGATATGAAAGAAGACTTACTCCATATACAAGATTTAATTAAACAAGCAGTTACACATTCAGTTTATAGAATTAAACCTAACGGTAAAGTTTATGAAGGTGAATTTGAAGTTGCTAAAGATGAACAAGATTTAATTAAATTCCTAGCTGATGATGATAACCAAGATGAGTTATTAATATTAGAAGGTAAATTGAAAACTAAAAAACTAGCTGCTATTTAGTAGCTAGTTTTAAAAATATAAAAGAATATGATACCAGTAGATAGTTTATTATACAAGATCGATCAGAAACTAAATAAACTATCAACTAATGAGCACCAACAGATTCAATTAGAAGATAAGATTTTAGCTTTGAATGAAGCTCAGATTAAGTTGATAAAACAAAAAGTTGATGGTATTAGTGTTACTAGTGGATTAGGAATGGATGCGTTTAAGAAACGTTATGAAGACCTACAAAGTCTTGTGTTGAATTATAATCACCAACCTTTAACATTAACATTAAAAGATGCTGATTTAAACCAGTGGGCTGCAAACATTCACCAGCTTGAACCAAAATACATGTTCTATGTAGATAGTTATCTACTAGCAGACAAAGGTAGATGTAAGGATAGAAAGATATGGATCAATAGAGATCTTGCTAAACATGGTGATCTTCAGTTCATATTAAATAATGATCATTACAAACCTTCATTTGAATACCAAGAAACATTTAATTTCTTAGCATCAGATGAAATTAGTATATTCACCGATGGTACTTTTACCCCTAAGAATATACAAATAATGTACATGAGATATCCAGTGTATATAAATAAGACAGGATATATTATGTTAGATGGTCTTCCATCTTATGATGCTGATTGCGAATTAGAAACATATTTAGAAGATGAACTTTTAGATCTTACAGTTCAAAATCTAGCAATGTATACTGAGAATGCTGCTGCAGTACAAAGTGCACAGTTCAGAATACAAACAAACGAATAAACTATTAATTTAAATAAATAAACAATGGCTGATTTTTCATTAACCACGGTATTCGTGGTTCCAGTAGGGCAAACTGCACTCCCTAGCGCTGGTACAATTTCAACACAAAACTTGACAGCAGGTCAAGTTGGTATTTTTAGAAGCGATTATTCAGTAGCTGATGCTGCAAATATTGCTGCTTCTCCATACTTTTATGTGGCTCAAGGTAGAACAAACACTTACCTACAAGGATCTAAAAGATCTGACAAGATCAAAGGATGTCCTTCAGGATCTGGTTGCAACTCAAACGTAACAGAATGGTACAAAGTATCAGGATGTCCAACAGCTGCTAATCAAATTACTGATGTAACTAATTTCACTGTACAATGTGGAGAAAGTATCACGTTAACTTTACGTGGTTTCTCTAGCTACATTAGTACATTGTATTTCAACGGTTTCACTCGTTCAGTAACTATTCAAGCTCCTTGTTGTAACTGTGATGACAATCCATGTGACGATGTAAGTGCTAACACTATCATTGACTTATTGATTGCTAAATTGAGACAACAAGCTCCAGGTAACAACCCTGACAACATTAACTTCAACACATTCTGGACATTTGAAAATGTAGGTGGTACAATTTTACGTATTACAGGAAAACCATTAACTCAATATGGACAACCTTGTGATATCGCAGCGTTCCCATTTGAATATGATAGACTATCTTTCAGAACATTTGTATATGCTGGTCCTGCTACTACTGCTGACTTTATTGTTGCAGATGCTTGTAATGTTGTTGCTAACCCTGTTATCACTCAACGTGCTTCTTATCCTACTGGTACATCTGCAGAGATTGCTCAATTAGAGAAAAACTTCTACAGCTACCAAGCTGGTTACTTGAAACACCTTTACAGAATGAATGGATACAATGAGAACTTTGAATCTTGGGTATCTACTGGTGTTACTTATGATACATACTACATTAAATTTAATGAGTATAACAAATCTGAGTATCAATGGGGTGATTACATTATGGAAGATTCTACTGTAGTTATTGCTGCTCCAAACTCTGTAACAAGTGGTATTGCTGCTGCAATTGAAACTGTATTAGAAGCTGCTTTAGGAACTGTATTAGATAACAATGATTGTATCACAACTACAACCACTACATCTAGTGCTCCTGTATCTACTACTACTACTACTTCTACTAACATTCCTTAAGGATAAGCAGAAGTAAAATATTATTAAATAACCTATGCCAGGGGAAAGAGGATATCACTCATATTCCTCTGGCATATTTATTATAAACAAACATGGCAAACTTACAATTAGATATATTAGTAGTTCCTACTTATGATGTTCTTACACTTGGTGTTGCAGATGCTTCTGTATATCCTACCAATCCTCCAGTGGTCTCAGCACCATCTATTGAGATTGATGTACCAGGATTTGGAATAACAATATTACCTTTCGTTCCTAACCAATTAAATGTATTTACATCTTCTAATTTAGGAATTACAGATGCTGGTTGTAATCAACCTCTTCCTGATGGAATATACAGGTTAAAATATTCTGTTGCCCCTGCATATTTAAATTATGTAGAGAAAACAATATTACGTGTTGACAGGCTTCAAGAAAAGTTTGACAATGCTTTCCTTCAATTAAATATGATGGAGTGTGATAGGGCCCTTAAAACTCAATCTAGCGTAACATTAAATACAATTAACTTCTTTATTCAAGGAGCTATTGCTGCAGCTAATAATTGTGCAGAATATGAATCAAATAGATTATATGCTCATGCAGATAATATGTTAGACAATTTCTTAAAATCAAACTGTGGTTGCTCTGGTAATAATTACTTACTAAACTTTTATTAATTATGGCACAATGTTTATCATGTGGAGCTAAAGTGGGGTGTGGTTGTCAATTAACAAATGGGCTATGTGCTCATTGTGCAGCTAAAAATAAATAATATGTTATCACCTAGACTAACAAATTGTCCAGAATGTGCAAACATTCCTTCACTACTTAAGAAAATAGATTGCAAGTTAGCAGAACTTGGTAATAGTTTGTACAACAATATTTCATATATGTTGAACCAACCTATTCCTGCTGGTGATATTATTCAGTTAATAGCATACAGAAGAATATTATTATACAAATATATAAATCCTAATTATGCTTATAGATTCTCAGTTAATGCTATTGCTAGTAGAGTGATACGATTAACTGTTGGATGTGTTAGCAAATGCAATGAACCAGAACGATGTTTAGAGGTTCCTTGTAATATTACAGTTGTTGAGAATCCTACAACCACCACCACTACAAGTAGTAGTTCAAGTACTACAACTACAACCACAACAATATAAAATAAATATAATATGTCAAATTGCACAAATTGTTTTAACGGATGTACAGAGATTGTCTCTGACAGATGTGTTAAATATACAGGAATAGATATTCCTGAATTAGGAATACTAACAGGTGATACTTTATCTTCTGTAGAACAATCAATCACTACATATCTTGTATCTGTATTAGATGGATCTGGAGTTAAGATAGATCTTAGTAGTATAGATATATGTTTACTTGTACAATCATATCTTCCTGTATGTTCAGCTTGTACAGATATATCTATTGCAGATATAGCAAAAGCTCTTATACAAGCTGTATGTGATCTTCAAGAACAAGTTGATGCTATTGTAGCAGAACTTGCAATATTAAATGGAGATTATACAATTGATTGTTTAGATGGAGTTACAAGTTCTTCAGACACACATGCTATTGTACAAGCTGTTATAAATAAAGTTTGTACATTAGAAGTTGATTTAATAGCTCTTGCTCTTGACCTTGACACAAACTATGTAAAGATAGCTGATCTAGATGCATACATTGCAGCTTATTTAGCTAGTATTGGAACAAGTACAAAGTATTATAATAAAATGATTCCTTACACAGTAGTTGAGTATTATGGTTCTTTAACAGGAAACTTTGATGCTACAGGTGCTGGTCTTGTTTCAGGTAATTGG